GTACCACTCAGCGTCCAACTCTCGCCCGATTGCCTTCTCAATCGCCTCCCGCTCCGCGTCGGTGAGCGTGGGCTGCGGGTGACGGTAAAGGGGGACGATTGGCGTGCCATCGACGACGTAACTCGCGACATCTGCGCGTCTACGCATCATGCAGACTACCGAGCCGTCGGAGGCGACTGCGCCCCATCCCGCCGGCTGAGAACCAACGGATGCAAGAGACGGCCCGTTAGCGTCTCGCGTGTTGTCGTTGTCCATGTCTCGCCGCTCCTGATCCTTCACGTTATGGCTATCACCGAACCCCGAGAATGCCGCGCTCCTCTGGCGTGAGCCTCTCCACAATCGCCTGCCTCGCGGCTTCCATTTCTTTGCTCGCGGCGGTCGGCGTCAACATCCACATGGCGAATGAGGTGATGGTCGCCGTGACGACGACCGACACCACCGCTGTGGCTATGACGAGAGCGAGCATCGCGCGGCCGATAATGTTTCCGTACATCGTCGTCTCCTCTGTGATTCAACCCGGCATAACCAAGCGATGCAGCGGACTGCGCCGCTGATCGCTGGCGTTCTCAGTTCGTCCGTTGCAACAGTTTTGCCAGCACAACCGCGTGCCGCTCTTCTCCTGGCGTGTCGGAGTAAATGGAAAACCACGCAATCGCCTCCCGCTCCTCGTCGGTGAGCCGCAGGCGGGCAACCTCTGCCTCTAGTTGCTGCACCCGCTCCATCGCTTGGATCAGCGCGTCCAGTTGCTCTGGCATCACGGGTGGTATCAAGTCGCTCATCGGACCCCCAATCTATATGCGACACTCAGCGATTTGCGCTCGGTTTCCAATATGCACCGCCATCACTTCGTCCGCTCCAGCAGACTCCGCAGCGTGCGTTCCTCGTCCCGGTGCCACTTAGCCCAGTCAGCATCTCCGCGAGCATCGGCCTCCGACGCATTGTGCCACGCCCGATTTGCCTGACAGATGATGTACTCGCGCTCTTTGTATGTGAGCGTGAACGGCGTCAACGAGCAATGCAGCGTCGTCCGGCCGACGACGTAGGGGCAGGTCTGCGGCGAACGGTAGAGCGGGAACGGCTCCACTGCGTCGCCGCCGAGCGCCGCATGGCCCTGCACCAACTTCTTTGTGTATCCAAAGAGCAGGGTAGGCGCTGCTCCGTACTTGCCGGGAATGTCGGCCGCCCACGCAAACGGCTCATGTACCGTTTTTGGCGTTTCGGTAACGGGTTTTTCCGACATGTCGCCGCCGGTAACACTTGTGTGGTGCCCCCGCCCACCCGCTGCGTGATGGCTTGTCGCCGCGCCCGCGTCTAGGGGCAAGCCTCCATCCCGGTTGCCGGCCGGTGACTGCCGCTCTGGTGCCCCGCAGTTTATCGGTCTGCCGCTGCCAGAGCCGGATGGAGACACCTCGTCCGCCCCTAGTAGCGGCGAGGTTGTGCGTGATTCCAGTGCCGCCAGACGCCGCTCAATCGCCAGCATGTCAGCCGCAACGCCAAGCCCCCATGCGTGAGAGCCGTGCTGTTGCCAGTCCGACAGGCGCGTGGACGCGGCCTTGCGTTGGTCGCCGGTGCCCGCAGCAGTGCCGCCCCTGCCTGACGCATGAACGCCGGCAGGCAACTGGGCTCTCGCCGCCGGCGCGGCGTCATGGTTCGTTTGCCCCAACTCCCGGAGCATGGCGTCGGAAATGCGCTTTTCCATCATCTCGGCCATCATCTCGCCCATTCGGAAACCAAAATCCTGCCAGACAGTCGCGGTGTCTTGGTGGATAAAGTCCGCAAAACGGTCACGGTCGCTCATTCAGCACCTCCCTCAAGAAACACCGACCGGCCATCGTCCGCCATCCGGGCGTTCACCCACCACGCCACAGCCACACCAGCCGCAAAACACACGGCCAGCAGCCACACCAGCCGGGACGCCCGGTCCACCCGCCGGGCCGCACGCATCTCCGGGCACTCCCCCACCACAATCACCGGGACCGGCGGCGGGAGGTCAGTTGCCGGAGCAGGCGTCCCTGCCCACTCCGGCAACCTCTCGACAAGGCGATCCATCTCCTCGACGCTCGGCATCAGAAGGGAATCTCCTCGTCAGGCACCGACCCGTCAGCCTCCGACGACACCCCAGCCGCAGCCCGGCGAGGCCACCGAAGGCTCATGCCCACCTCATTGGCCATCAGACGCACGGAGAAGCCCTGAGAGCCGTCCTTCTTCTCGTACGTCTCCAGACCCAGCCGGCCCGAAACGACCACTCTCTGGCCCTTCTGGAGGCTCTGGGAGCATGCCTCCGCCTGCTCGTCAAAGCAGACCACCTCCACCCACGTCGTCGGGCCGTCCTTCTTCTCCGTAGACGCCACCGAGAACGTCAGCATCGTCTTCCCGGTCTTCGTCACACGGGATTCGTTCACCTTGCCCACATTACCAGTCACAACCGCGTCAATCATCGGTCCCTCCTAGTCAGAAGCACGCTGGACATCTGACCAGCATAGCGATGGACACGGGTTCAGCAACCACCCACAGGTGGGGGACGATCTATTTCGGGAAAAAATACAGGAGGGGGACGTAACTGAGTGCGTGTGGGGCTGGGGGGGGCTCGGGGGCGGTCCTTCTGTACCGCTCTCCGGGCCGCTGGCCGCAGGGTTTCGGTTTCACGCTGTCGAGGAGCGGCGTGAAAGAGGCCCGAAAGCCGGCATTTATCGAGGTCCGTCCGCTGCGGAGTCCTTTCTTTGTCGGCACGACGACGGCGAGTGATCGTCGTTGTGACTGACTGAGGATGGAACGATGCACCCAACGTGGGAACAGATTCACGCTCGGCTTGTGAAGGACGACGAACGTGTTGTGGATGCGATCACGGCAGCATCCGGCGGGGTTCGACCGGTCCGCAAGAAAAAGCCCGTGAATCCACCGATGCGGAGTCTGTCTCTTGCCGGCGGCGGTGGTAGTGGCGGAGTGGGCCTGTTCGCCCACCTACTGATCGACGACACGTTCACCCACAAGCCGTCGCCGGGAGCGGCCCACGCTCGCCGGTTTCAGTCGTAATCGCCGCTGCGGAGTCTGGATGGTAGCGGGGCTGGCGTTGTCCACCCCGTCTCCACCCGCACTTCGCGGGATTGTTCGATGGTTTCCACAGAAAGGTTTGGTGTCCCCATGTCCATGCTCAACAACCTCATCAAGATGATCATGGCCGATCCGGCTGCGGTGGCTGAATTGCAGGCCATGACGGCGGCTCCGCCCACGCGGAAGGTCAAGGGCAAGAAAACGCTCACGGACGAGCAGAAGGCCAAGATGGCGGCCGGGCGCAAGGCGGCGTCTGCGGCCCGTGCGGCTGCGACCGGCAAGCCCGCACCGGCACCCGTCGTGGAGGCTGCGAAGCCCGCGAAGGTCAAGGTCAAGGGCAAGGGCAAGGCCAAGTTCGGCAAGGTCGAGGCCGGGCAGGGCCAGCGGGACCGCAAAGGCCGCGTCTGGGTTCCCCTGTGGATCGACGGCGAGTTCGCCGGCAGCATGCGGAAGGACGTTGCACGGGCAATGTTCATCGCCATCCGCAGCGAGAATGCCGGAGCGCTGCTGACCCATGTCGAGGCGCAGGGCTGATTCCCCGCTGCGGAGTCTGACTTCCGACGGCTCGCGCACCACGCCCCGCTGGCTCACCGCTGGCGGGGCGTTCGCCTGCGCCGTTGCAGGGTTTCCCTTTCCGTCAATGGAGAAAAACATGACCGCGAAAAAGTTCCGCGTCCCCGTCGCAGCCCTCAGTGAGTTCCTGCTCATTCTCGAACCCGGCGACTTCGCCATGATCGAATACCGCAACGGCCCTGACGGCGAGCATTACGTTGTCGAACTGTCATTCGCGGACGTTGACGTTGGCTGCGACCGCGACAACGAACTCGGAATCGTGCCGATTGTCTAGTTCCCCGCTGCGGAGTCTAGATCGTAGCGGGGCTGGCATTGTCCACCCCGCCTCGACCTGCACTCGCAGGCCCGCCCATCGCACGTTGCGGTGGGCGTGTGTGTTTCTGGTCCCTGTTTCACAAGGAGTTCATCATGGCTCGTTCCCCCATCGCTCAGTTCACCGCCCCCAACGGTGCCTTCTACCTCGTCAACACGCAGTCTGACGGGAAGGTATACGGCCCGTTCTTCAGCAAGAAGGAGATTCGCATGGCACGGGCCACGATTCCCGGCCACGAGCGGAGCAACGACGTTGTGCGGGCCACCCGCGACGGCCTGCCTGCGGCCGATGCCGACATCAACCCGCTGACCCGCTGATTCCGCCGCTGCGGAGTCCGGTTTCCATCCTGCGAACGGGGCCAGTCGTCACTGTGGCGGCTGGCCCCGTCGCATTTCACGAGAGGAGCGTAGCCATGTACGCACGGTTTGAGACGGAAGAAGGCGAGAAGTACGGATCGTTTGAGACGTTCTATCACGACGGACAGCGGGTCGCGGACGGCGATTGCTGGGCAGATTCGGACGGCAATCCCATGCCCGCCGGCTGGTACTGGTGGGCGTGCTTTCCGGGTTGCATGCCCGACTCTGACCCGCACGGTCCCTTCGACACGGAGGAGGAGGCCGAAGCCGACGCGAAAAACGGCGAGTGATTCCCGCTGCGGAGTCTGGATTCTGACCGGCGGCACGGGGCCGACCGGCTGTTCGATGGCCCCTGTTTCACAAGGAGTTTCTATGCGCACTGTCACCACCAGCCTCATGCACTTCGTCTCGCTTCGGACGGCGAGCAAGTCTCTTGGGGCACGCTCCCACAAGGAGTTTCTCAAAGACCTCAAGCACCTCTCGCCGCAGGAGCGGCGGGAAGTGGCCGACATGCTGACCAAGAAGGAGGGCTGAACATGGCAGACGCTTACGACACGGCGGTTTCGTACCGCGATTCCATCGTGCAACTGCACGAGTACCTGTGCGGCAACGAGGTGCCGCCAGAGGCAGAGGCGTGGCAGGACTGCGCCGAGAAGTTGGCCCGCGAACTACGCCGCTACGCCGAATGGCTGGACGGCGTGCTGCGGGGCGAAGTGTGCATGACCATCGCGTTCCCATCGTGGAAGGAGGACAAGGAATGAACGTCACAGAAAAGGCGGTCGTCGTGGAGCGGGCGGTGCGGCTGGTCAAGATGCCGGAGTTCGACGCAACCGTCGAGCGGCAAGGCGTCGGCCGGGCTGAGGTGTGCGAGGCCATCGGATACCTCTCCCAGTGGGCATTCCACAAGGACGAGACGCGGATCGTGAAGGTCAACGTCGGGCTGATGGATGACGGCGGCATGCACGCCCTCTACCGAGACGCCGAAGACCGGATCGTGTACGAGATCGGTGCCGTCCTGCGTGAGGGCGGCAGGTATTCCTTCCATTCGTGAGGTGCAGGCATGGACAACGTGGAGTATGTCGGCAAGACGGAAGCCATCCGTCGGATCATCAACTGGCTGGAGAACGAGGCCACGCTGGACAACATCGCGGAAACCCTCTCGTCCTTCTGGGATTCGTCCGACACGGGCCTCGTGGACGGGATGGTGGTATGCGACGAGGATCGTGAGTCGCTCGTGTACTGCAACGCACTGCCCGTCATGCGGGGCGCGGTGCGGTACGACGTTCTGTCCCCCGATGGATTCTCCATCCACCCGGAGGACACCTACCACACCCGTGCCGCTGCGGAGTCTGCACTGCGGGAGTGGGTCAAGCGGTTTGAGTTTCAGGGTTTCTATTCCACCGCCAGCCGGGAGCGTATCCCGCTGGACGAACTGCCCGGCAGGTGCCGGATCGTGGACGACGCATCCGACGAGGAGGACAACTGACATGGATCGAGACATCTTCCGCCTTGTGCAGACGCACGAGTCATTCGTGGATGACTGCATCAAGGGGGCGACGTACTTCCCGCACCACGTCCCGCTCTACTGCGTGTTCGTGTGTGACATGCTGACCTACGTGTATCACCCGACCGGCCGATGGTACGGGCGAAGGAATGGCAGCGGCGCGACAGACTGCCACATAGAGAAGGTGTATCGGGCCACCCTTGCCCCGCTCATCGACCGATGGGTGGAGTACGCAGACCTGTCCGACTTCTGGTCCGACCCACACTCGCTGCCGGAAGTGCGGCGGTTGCTGGCGGTTTCGGCCTAGTTTTCCCGCTGCGGAGTCTGTTTGTTGGGGCCGGCGGCACGGGGTCGCCGGCCCCTTTCTTTTTTCTGGAGGTTCCCATGAAGATTCCTGCGTTCATCAAGCATCTTGTGGCGTTCACCGACACGGCGTCGAGCCGCTACGCATTGGGCGGCATCAAATGCACGAGCCGTGACGGCGTGGCGTCAGTCGCCGCCACCGACGGCCGTGCCCTCACCTGCGTCCACTGGAAGGACGACAACGGCCCTGACATGGACGTAATCGTAGACGCGAAGCAACTCACTTCGCCACCTGCGGCTGCGTTCAAGACGGACGTTCGTGGCAAAGGTGGAGTGACGTTCGATGGCAAGGCCGTGTATCACGGCAAGTCTTCGCTCGCCCTTGACCCCATCGAGGGACGATTCCCACGCATCGAGGACATCTTCCCAAGCCCCGACCTTATGAAGGGCTACTTGTCCATCACGCTCAGCCCCTCGATTCTGCGGAAGTTGTGCGACCTCGCGGCGTCCGCGTCGTCTGGATACCAGACGCCGCACGTTACGCTGTGGATCAAGAACGACCAGTCTGCGGTGCTTGCGGACACACGCTCTCCCGAAGGGGAGCATACGGTTCGCATGGCAATCATGCCCATCGGACGCGACGTTGGCAGCAAGACCTTCCCGTCTCGGCCCGGAGCAGTGGCCAAGACTCCCGCCACTCCCTCGCCTGAGTCGGCCGATACGGATGCCCCTGAAGATGATCCTGCCCCCGTGCCCGAGATGATGGACGCCACCCAGTTGGCGGCGGCCATCGCTGAGCCGGACGGGCACGACTGGTCGGTTGCCCTGCCGCCCATCGGCTGACGTTTTCCCCGCAGTTTCCCGCTGCGGAGTCTGGTTTGTGAGGGGCCGGCGGCACCGGGTCGCTGGCCCCGCTTTCTTTCCCCTACGAGGAGATGATCTCATGACCGTTGCAACCAATGGCGACACACGCACGCACACGTTTCAGTGCGAGTCTGGCGTGCTTCGCGTGACCGACCCATGCTACAGCAAGCGGACATGGTGTGCAGGCACAGTGCCCAACTGCCGGAAGGGAGAGTGGGTCGCACAGTTTGAGCGGAAGAACTGCGGTGCATGGGGCAACCGCGTCAGCCGGCTGACAGTGACTCATTCGATTGGCGGCGTTGGCGCCGACGAGCCCGCAGACTTTGAGGTGGGCGTGGACAGCGGGCAGGCTGGCGTGTTTGACGACGCCCGCTACCCCACCGACCCAGACGATACGTCGTTCTACGACAAGTGCTGCCGCCTCACAGGATCGCCTTTGCGGGCGGGCGTCCTGCCGTTCGGTGTCGTCAGCAGTTCCGGATTCGGTGACGGGGGATACGCGGCCACGATCCGACGGGACGCCGACGGCGTGTGCTACCGCATCAGCATCGAGTTCATCGGGGAGGAGGACGCCGACTGACCGTGCGTTTTCCCCGCAGTTTCCCGCTGCGGAGTCCTGTTTCTACGGCAAGCAAGGAGGCAAGCCATGCACCACTGGACCCATACGGAGATCGAACTCTATCTGGCCATGTGCTACGTCGCCATGAAGGCACTCGCACGATGGGCAGACCTCGACTGAAAGGACTCGCCAATGAGTGCGTTCTGGTTTCACTACAACAAGCCCGCGTCTGCGAAGGCCGGGCATCCCGTGCTGACAGTGCATCACAAGGGTGCCTGTCTCTTGGTTCGCAACATCGTGTGTTCCGTGCCGGTGCGTAGCCGGCAGCGGAACTCACAGCCACGCGTCGTGATGGCCGGTCGAGGCAACGTCCGCCTCGCCGGAGACACGGCGTACATCGAAGGAGAATGACCATGCCATACCCGGACAGTGAGTACCCGTCTGTGCTGCGGGGACACGAAAAGCGCCAGAGCCAGAGGTTGCTGAACGCGGCGCCGGATTTGCTGGCCGCACTGTACGGCGTTCTGCACTGGGCAGAGTGTGAGTGCCAGTCGCTTGCGCGTGACACCCCGCTAAACGACGACCCACCGACGTGCGCCTACTGCGTAGCAAGAGCAGCCATCGCCAAAGCAGAAGGGAGGCCCCATGCCTGACCTGTCCCGACGCCAGCATCAACTGCTGGCCTACGTCGCCCGCTGCACGGAGACGAATGGATACCAGCCGTCGTACCGGGAGATCGCCGCCCACTTCGGGTGGTCGTCCGCCGGGTACTGCACGCAGATCGTCCGCCGCCTCGACCAGTTGGGCATCGCCTGTAGCAAGGGCAGCAGGGCGCTGTCCTTTGATTGGAAGTCATACCTGAAGGAGCAGAAGCATGACGCTAAGCGAACTGATGGCCGCCGTTCTCGCCGTGTGCCCCGACGCCATGTTCGATGAGACAGGTGACGGAGAAGTCGTCGTCCTCACGGGGATGAGGGCACACCCCGACGAGGACTGGGATGCGGGTGCGTTGCCCGTCACCCCCATTGACGAATAACTGTACGCACGTACACTCACACAGGAGACGGGCCGTGCCTGACCCGACTACTACCGTGACCCTCACGCCATCGGAACTGGACCTCATCATCACGGCGTTGCACGAGAGTGCGTCTGACCGTGAGCAGTGGGACGAGGCGGAACTCGCGGCGGCGTTCGCCGTGCTGCACACCCGCTTCGTCAATGCCATGTACGAATCCTTCAACTAGGAGAACGACCATGACAGACAAGACTCTCACCATCGGCTCCGGGCTTGGCGGCATCGCCATCCTCAACACCAAGTCGGTCAACCGCGACCGGCTGTTCGCCGCTGCCGATGCGGTCGGCTGCGGCAAGTTTGTCCCGGCCCAGCCGGCACGCACGACGGTCCTACGTGAGGCCGTCAAGCGGGTGGCCGACGTGCTGTGCGTCAAGCGGCGCAAGCAACCCATCGTCAGCCGGCAACTCGATGACCCGGCCTCGTTTGAGGCACGACGCACCGTGCCGGGTGCGGACGAGAACGACTACCAGTTCTTGTTCTCTGCACACATCGACGCCAACTGGGGCGTGTCGGTCCTCAAGACCAACGGCACAGTGAACCCGCCCGCACTGGCGAATGAGTTGGCCCGCAAGGTCATCGCCATGCGGGACTACCTGCCGTCCAGTGTGGTCGGGCAGGTGGTGGTCAAGATGCTCCGGCACTGGCGGGCCACGCCGCTCAAGGACGACGGCGGGGTGTGGTTCCTGCTGGGCCAGACGCTTGAGGACTTCCGCACGTTCGCCGGGATCGTGCTTGGCCCCGCTGCCGATGGCCCTCGCTTCACGGTGCATCAAGTCGAGATCGCATCCGACCCCGACACCGTGATGCACGTGCTTGACCGGCTCGGTGCGGAGGTGCAGGCCGGGCTGACTGAGATCATGGACGAGGTGATGGAGGCGGCAGGCGGAATGGCCGACCGCTCCATCAGCATCCGAATGAACCGGGCCGACCGGTTCCTTGAGAAGGTTCGTGTGTACGAGCAGGTGCTTGGCAAGCCGATGCCCGACCTGACCGCTGCCATCGAGCAGGTCAAGCAGGCCGTCGCCGTCAACCGTTTGCTCGCTGCTTCTGTCTGATTCCCAACCCATCACTACGGAGAGTACCCATGCGCAAGTTGCGTAAGTTGACCATCGACGTGACCCGTTTCCTCGCTGACTACAACGACGCTGTCAGCAGTGGCATGAGCGTGCGAGAGTTCTGCGAGGTCAGTGGACTTCACATCTCGACCCTGCATGGCAGGATCGAAACCCTCGCCAAGCGTGGCGTCGTCCTCCCCCAACTCAAGGGCATGAGGAGGCGGACACGCATGGGCCGGCGGCTGCTCGGCATCCGCCAGCCGGCTGACCCCACGCCGGTCGTGGTGGACGCCATTGCGGTGGAGCCGGCACCCATGCCGATGCCGCCGCTGGCGTACACCTTCTGCGTGGGCAGCGGCTTCTAGTTTCGCCCGCAGTTTCCCGCTGCGGAGTCCTCTTTTCGGGGAGCGGGGGTAGCATCGTGCTGCCCCCCTCCCCTCGCTGTTGGTTCCCCAACTCTGGAGAAATCCCATGTCCCGCGTATCACTGGGCAACACGCCCGCATTCCTCGCCTGTCAGGTGGCACCCGTCCTCGTTCGTGGCGGCACCGGCGTCGGCAAGTCGTCCACGTGGGAGGCATTGGCAAAGGCACTGGGGCGGACGTTCGTCCCGCTCTACGGCGCAACCCACCTGCCCGAAGACTTCTCGGGCTACCCCACCCCAGACCACAAGGCGGGCGTGGTCCGCATGCTGCCCACCTCCCTGTGGGACAAGACCAAAGACGGCATGGCCCTCGTCCTCGTGGACGAGGTGACGAACGTGCCGACCGCTACGCAGGGCGGCATGCTGTCGGTCCTGTCGGAGCGGCGGATCGGTGAGTACGTGATGCCCGCCTCGACCATCATCGTCGGGGCGTGCAACCCGCCGGAACTGTGCCCCAATGCGGTGCCTCTGGCCCCTGCCATGCGGGCACGGTTCGTCCACTTCGACTGGGAGGTGGACTACGAACACTGGTTCACCGGACTGCGGCGTGGCTGCGAGTGGGACGCTCCCACTTTCCCACTCGTCCCCGCCCACTGGGCAGACCACCTGCCGCAGTTCGGCTCGCTGGTCGAGGCGTTCCTCCGGTCGGCACCCGACGCCCGCGAGAAGTTGCCGCAGGACGACGAGACGATGAGTTTCCCCAACCTGCGGACGTGGACGTACCTCGTCCGCTGCTTCGCTGCGGCGGGTGCCTGCGGGTACGAGCAGAAAGACCCCATCTACCGGCCGCTCGCCGTCGGCTGCGTCGGGGAGGAGGTCGGTGGCATGTTCCTCCGCTACTGGCACCGGCTCGACCTGCTCAACCCGGAGGCGTACCTGTCCGGTGCGGAGGACTACAAGTACGAGCGTCGGCCCGACGCCAACATCTGCTTCCTCACTGGGCTGGTGAAGTCGCTGCGTGACAACACCAGCAAGGAACGCTGGGCCCGTGCGGCGGAGGCGTTCATCACCATCGGGGAGCAGGAGATCGAGTCGTTCCTCATGCAGTTCAAGTCCTTCTGGAATCCCGTCAGCAAGGGCGGCGTTCGCCCCGATGGCTGGTCGCCCCCGAAGGACGTGCTGGCAAGGCTGATGGCGTTGGTTCAGTCGTGAGTGTCACGCACACAGGAGAACAACCCATGACCCCACGACAACTACTGGGGCAGGCACGGGTACACACCTTTGAGTACGTCCCGTACCTCGCCTCATACATCTACTCCCTGCGTGAGCAGGAAACACCGGGCATCGGCACGGCTGCGGTGGACGACGCCGGGAATCTCTACTGGGATCCTGCCTTCGTCACGCAGGTGGGCAAGGAACAGACGGCATACCTCGTCGCCCACGAGGTGCTGCATCTGATCTTCGACCACCACGCCCGGTCGAAGGAGATCATCGGCCAGACGCCCAGCGAGTTTCAGCGGTTCGTCTGCAACGTCGCTGGCGATCTGGTCATCGAGCAGACGCTCGCCATGATGCGGCACCTCCGCCCGGATGGTGCGGTCCACTTGGGCTGTCCCCTGCCGCAGTTGGGTATCACGCTCGACTTCCCTGAGAACAAGTCGATGCAGGAATACTACCGCCTCATCATGGAGAGGCTGAAGGACAACGATGAAGACGACAACCAACCCCAGCCCGAAGGAGACGACGATGAGAAAGACGGAGACGACCAGCAGCCAGACGCCGATGATGGCATGGGCGACGAGGGCAGCGGAGAGAGTGACAGCGGTGCGGGAGATGGGCCAGAAGATGGTGGCGGAGATGCTGACGACGACGGTACTGAGGCGGATGGCAGCGAGAGCCCGGCTGAGGACGGAGCGGGCTCGCCTTCGGGTGGGAAGGGCAAGGAACCGCAGAAGCCCGGCGCTCCCGGCACTGGCGGCTCGTGTGCGGACGGGTGCCCGCGTCCGTATGAGGTAGCCAGCGACGGCTCGTGGGAAGCCTATGGCGAGGGCATGGCCGCCGCCCAAGCGGAAGACGCCATCGCCCAGTACGAGGCCAGCACTCCCGGCAAGGTGCCCGGCAACATCAAGCAGGCACTCAAGGCCAAGTTGCGACCCGAGCCCGATCCGTTCGCCCAGTTGCGGTCGGCTGTCTGCTCCAGCGTGGCATCGCCGGTCGGCGGCAGGGACTACTCCCACCGCCGCCGGTCACGCAAGCAGCCGCCCGGCGACGATGCCCCCATCCTGCACGGCCGCATCACCGTGCAGCCACACGCCGTCGTGATCGTGGACACGTCGGCCTCCATGATGACGAAGGACATCCAAGCGAAAGCCCTGTCCGTCATCGCTCAAGGGCTGCGGAAACTGGGGCGGGTGAAGGTGTACTGTGCCGACACCAAAGTCCAATCGCACAAGTTGGTGGCCACGACCAACGTGTTCGACTGGCATGGCGGCGGCGGTACGGACATGTCCACCGCCATCGAGCAGGTGGAGAAGGACGACCACCCCGACTCCATCGTGCTAGTCACCGACGCCGAGACACACTGGCACGCCAAGAAGCCGCATGCCCGTGTCGTCTTGGCATACACGGGCAAGAAGGGATCGGCATGGCACCAAGCCATCCCCAAGTGGGCCCGTGTCGTACCACTCTCACAGGAAGGAGCATGACGATGGCCCGACGGAGAAAGACATTGCGGAAGCGGGTCTACACCTACGAGCAGTTGGACGCGAAGGGGCTACGGTGGACCAAGAAGACGGCCCGGAGCGGTTCAACACCGCTCTACGGCGACGACCGGTATGCACCGCTCTACGGCAGCGTCCGCATTTGGGACGGCGAATGGCCGTATTGGCTGCGAATGCAACACGGAAAGAAACGTATCGCTCCCGGCGTCTCGATCCGGTACAAGCCCAAGCGGATGGACATGAGTCTCGTCCTCGCGTACGTGTACCGTGCCGCCGACGGGGCCACGCTGTATGTCGTGCCGGGATTGGGAAAGAGCCGCAACAAGAAGCCTGAAGTACGTCAGCGCATTGCGGCGTGGAAGCGGCTGGTCCCGGCGTTCACTCCGCACGATGGCTCTCGTCTGCTGCAACATGAGTATGCGATGTACCTGCTCAAGGACGGGCAGGCAAATCGCCTCGACAAGCCGGTGCCAATATGGCTTAGCGATCCAAAGGCTTGGTGCTGGGATGCAAGGGCATGGAAACAGGGCGAGGCACACGGAAACAACTGGGGCCGCTTGTACCCGCTGTTCCCTCGACGCTGCCTGCTGTTTGCCACACGCCTGCGCAAGGCACTACAGGACGGCCCGGCCTGCGAAGTGCAGTTGACCAAGTGGCACGGCTGGGGGGACCACTGGGGCGGCCCAAAAGGCAACTCACTGACCGTGTGTACGCCACCAGCGGGCGGCCGTGACGGCCGCAGTTTGACCGTTCACATCGCCATGCACAGCAGCGAGTCTCGATCCTTCCACAATGTCGATGGAGACTACGGCTGCAAGCACTGCCAGTTCTTTGCAGGCGAGGGAATGATGACACTGGTCAACAAGAAGTTGATGCGTTGGAAGTGCAGCAAAGACGCCATCGTCGGCATCCAAGAGTGGGTGCTGGGTTGCATCCACATTCCGGGTCCGGGCTAATACTGAAAGGAAAACTGCCATGAATTTCTTGGACTACAAGTACGGTCCCTCCACGATCCGCCGCCGGCTGGTCTTCCTGCTCGGGCTGGAAGCCGGGCTCGTCAGTTGGATCGTGCGGTCGGCCATCATCGCCTTGATGATCCGCACCTCGATGGACCCTTCAGAGTCGGTCTACATGGGGCCATTCGGATGGCTCTGCTTCTGGCTCGTCGTCGTCTTCTACCTCTGGTAAGGAGTCCCCACCATGCCTACCGTCTACGCCTACGGCCGGGCCTCAACCGGCCGGCAGACCATCACTGAAGATGCCCAGCGTTCCGTGTGCGAGGAGTACATCAAGCGGGCCCTTGTGCCGGAGGGCTACACCTACGGCGGCTGGCTCTACGACTCAGCCACCAGCGGCACCCGGCCCATGTTTGAGCGGGACGAGGGCCGCAAGGTCTGGGCTCTCGTCCAGCCCGGCGACAAGATCATCTGGGCCAAACTCGACCGGGCCTTCCGCTCCGTCATCGACGCCGCCCAGACGATGCAACTCCTCGCCAGCAAGGACGTGTCGTTCAACTCCCTCGATCTCGGGCTCGACACCAGCAGCCCCATCGGCAGGTGCGTGTTCACCATCCTCACGGCCTTCGCAGAACTGGAGGTGGCGTTCATCCGCCAGCGGACGCGGGACTCCCTGCGGGAGAAACGCAAGGCCGGCAAGCCTCACGGCCGCCACGCCCCCATCGGGTGGCGCAAGTGCGGCAAGGGCAAGGACTCGTACTACGTGCCGTGCCCAGAGGAACGCCGGCAGGTGGACGAGATTGCCGCCCTTCGGCAGGCAGGGGCCAGCCTTGAGCGTCTCGTCATGCACACCCGCCAGTGGCGGCGGCCCAACGGCTACGCTTGGAACATCAACTCCATCACCCGTGCCATCAAGGCACAAGCGGCTCGCTACGCAAAAGAATTTCCAGCGCGGAAAGAGCGGCGGCGATCCGTCGCTGGATAGTTCGCGGGTCGCACCCTGCCTGCTCGCCTATCTCCCGCAGGCTGAGCCCCCGAAAGAACCGGAGGTCCAGCAGGCGGCGATAGGCGGGCGGCAGGCGGGCGATGCTGGCCTGTATGCGGGTGGACAGGGCGTGCTGCTTGCCTGCCACCAACGCCTCCGCTATCTCCATCGGCACCCGATTGGGTGCGTCATACCTCGCCCGGCGGTTCCGGTCCAGTTCCTTCAGCAGGGCGTTGCGGATGGCCATCGAGAAGTACGTCGTGATCTGGCTTTTCTCGGGGTCATACGTCACCGCCGCCCGGCAGACAGCCATGTACGCCACGCTGGTGGAGTCGATGCTGATCAACTGCTTGCGCAGCGTGGGATACCGGCAACGAAACGCCGCCACAGCCTTCGGCACGATGGCCGCAGCCTTCTCAGCCAACGCCTTCTGCGCCTCCGTCAGTCGCATCCATGCAATCTGACGGCTCAGGGCGATCTGGATAGCCTACCGCGAAGCAGTCACGGCTCGGGGTTTTGCGGCAGCAGGGCCACCGCGTCAGCCCACGACAGCACTTCGACGGCCTGCCCTATCGCGACCTTGTCGGCGTGTTCCCACATCTCATGCAGCAGCCCGCCGGGTGCGACCTCCGTGAGAACGTCGGCCGACAGCATGAGCCGTCCATCGGTGAGGAGGCGTGGGACCGGGACGCAGTTCGTTGAGCCGTGCTGGGCGTGCAGTTCACCTAGCCGGCCTGCCAACTGCACCGTAAACACCAGCGCATAGCCGCGAGCGTCGGCGTAGGAAATCGGGAGCGTGAGGTCAGCGAGCGTCATGCAATCGTCCTGCCAAGGGCGGTTGCCAGTGCAGCGTAAGCAGTGTGGTACGCCAAGGCTTGGGCTGCGGTGAAATCAAGACCAATGGAGTAGGCACCCATGCTCATCGTTGAAAAATCGGAGGTTATAAACCCCGAGCCAAAGTCGCCGCGAGCGGCAAATATGGCGGCCCCCTGACTTGCTGTACCCGTGAATGTACCAATGGCCCCAGTCAGAGTAAGCAAGCCGCTAGCGTAGACCTGTGTCGCATTTGCTACTTGCGCTGCCTGCATGATGATGGTCTTGCCAGCGGAAACTCCTGACGCAGAGCCGTTGAACCTGTTTACATGGCACCAATCACCCCAAAACTGCCCTGTGCTGTCCAACTGAAACGCATGCCGATTACTCGGTGCGGGATCTTTTCGGACGCCCATCACAGAAGACCGGGCTGTCGGCAGGGCAATGACATGCGCGAAGTAGTGACCGTAGTTGAACAGCGGGCTTCCGCTTTCCATTGGCATTACGCCGGTGGAAAGCGCTTTTGTGCTTGCCGCGCTTGACGCGAGCCCGCCCGACTCGCTGTAGTCGCCGCTTACGAAGTTCTGGTTGGTGTCGGTAGCGTTTCCGTACTGCGTCCCCGCAAGGCTCGTCCCGCGATAGAGCGGCACAAGGCACGCGGCCAAGCCGGTGCCGCAGAACAGGTTCAGGCGGAAGAATCGGTCGCGAATGCCCGCCGAGTCGATGTCGTTGCAGAACGTGTTGACTGCATTTGCCGTCGCGGACGAGACGGTGCCGCCGTTTGCGTAGACGCGATTTACCCAATCTTGGGCGTCGGCGTTGCTGACCTGCGGGGCGAGGGTGATGCCCCATTTGGCGGCGAGGTAGCGTTCGATGCGGCCGATGTCCGGCGCCGACAAGACCGTGCCGTACACCAGCGCCTCGCAGACACCCCCGCCAAACGAAATGAAGCCGGACGGAAACGTCGGGCCGCCGCCAACGTATGCAGTTGTCGGCGTGGCAAACAATCCGCTGTCTGTAAGGGGCATCGCAGCGCCGTTGATCCTGTATGAGCGGCCACCCGACGCTGGCGACGTTACAGCAGTCACTCCAATGCTCGGAGCCGTGAACGACCCTGGCGTTCTGAAGTTTCGGAAGAAGTCATCATAAACTAACCCCGCGACAGCCGTATTTCCCGACGATGCTGTGCCGAAGTCCCACGCCACCCCGCCGCCGGTGCTGCGGTACACAAAGAAGCCTGTTGCCGCCGTGACAGAGGAAAGGCCGATGCTGGATGCTGCGGCACTCAGCCAATCGTCAACCCCGTCGCCAACTACGGCTGGCTTGTTGTTTTGAAACGACAAGTTGCGGACTGGCCGACGGAAAGCAGTTGACTGAGTGAAGGCGCCGGCGCCGACCTTGTTTCCCCAGTACCCCACCGGATCGCTGGTCGCGGTGGCGGGCGTTGTCCCGTCGCTGTTCTGAAACAGCGTGGACGAGTCAGAGGCGTCCAGCCACAGGGCAAGGCCGCTGATGTTGCGCGGGGTAAACCCGCTCGCCTTCGGACGTAGGAGGCGGGGGTTCATGCCCATGTCACTTGCCCTCACGCGGCTGGAGGGCATAGAGCAGGCGGGTCTGCTCCTGCACGGCCTGCGAAATGTCTCGCTGCGTCTGACTCATCTCCTTGAGGAACGTCTGGTGGGCCTCCACCATCGGCAGCACGATGTCCACGCGGACGAACCACAGCAGGAAGGTGGCCAGCGCAAGGCCAAACCCGTACCGCTCAAACATCCGCAACGCCAATTCGTACACGTCCATGCGACTCATCTTGCGGCTCCCTTCCGCCAAGTCTCCATCTGCTCCCGGTGCGAATGACGCTCCAGCCACCACTTGAAAACGTGCTGGACCACCGCTGATACTAAGGCCGAAAGCACAAGAGTCCAGAAAAACCCGTAGCGTTTCTCAAACGCCAGTCGCACGTCTCGCTCGGCTCCGGCCAACGCCCGGCGGGAACGAGTCGTGCCGGGCCGGCTGGCCATCAACTCCCCGCTTGGCCACGACTGCACGGCGTGGTCGATCAAGAAGTCGAGCCGCTCCCGGCCGATCATGCGGGCACCCAGCGGCATGTGCCGCAGCACGTAGGTGCGGAGGTCATCGGGCATTGCACTTCCCATCCTTGCACTGGGCACTCGCCGGCTTCGGTCGCTTCTCCGCACACGGGCACGTCTTCGGGCACTCGCACCAGACACGGGTGATACCGTCGCCAGTCGGCACCATGCCTGTCCCGCCGCACTTGCCGCAGCATTTCACGGGTGCGGGCTGGGGGGCCGGCGACTCGGCCGGAGCAAACGCCAGCCACACCGCCACCGTGACAGTGGAAATCTTCATCCCAGAATCTCCTTCGCTCCCCAGTCCTTCAGCGTCCGCTTTGGGAACCCGTTGACGTTCGACACGGCGTAGGTTCCGCCCTGCGAAATCATCCGCTGGGCAACCCGGTGGTCGATCCAGAACGAACCCTCCGGCTGGTCATGGACGAGCGGTCCGCTGATCCAGTTCCAGCCCCACGAGTTCTGCACGCAGAACCACGTCGTGTCCGCTGACGTGGCGTCCACCGCATGCCATTGCATCGCGTGGTGCCACGTGCCTTGCGGGACGCTCTCGCCCCGACTGCCGCGAACGTGCCGGAACCCGACATTGGAGCAGCACACCAGCCCATAGCCGTTGGCAATACAGTCGCGGGCCTGCTGCCACGTCGTCACCAGACTGATGGTGCCTATCTGGTGCTTCTTGGCCTCGCTCGTCACGGCGGCCGGCACGCCTCGCGACCCCCAGCGGATGCCAATCGAGGCGTTGTACTTGGACAGGTCGAGGTTCAGTTCCGGGTAGTCCTTCCGCAGCATCAAGCCGCCCGTCGTGTGGGCCCAGCCCACGATCTCAGAGCAACTGGCCCCCTCTCCGCCATGCCCACGAGCCCCGTACAGCGGCTCGGTCGCCGTCCTGTCAACCCAGTCCTCTGTGCTGGACAAGTCGGGGTCGTTCGCCCGTGCAGTATCGGCTGCTCCGCGAACAGTCATCGACACGCAGTCGCCTGTGGTCTGCGTCTCGTCGTATGGCTTGCGGCCGCACGCCCGCTCAAACGCCACGACCGCCTTGTACCCGAGAACCAGTTTCCCCTCGCCACTTCCGGCAAGGGTGTTGCCAAACAGTGGCATCGGCAACTTGGCCAGCAGCCGCTCAGTCGCTCGCGGGTCGCAGTATGAGCCGACCAGACCGCCTTCGTAGGCACGAACGATGTCTTCTGGAGAGCCGTAGAGTTCCGGCATACAGCCCCCCTAGATCGCCTTGAACGCCTTTGCAGCGGCCTCACGCAGGTCCGGCGTGAGCGGCAAGTCCTTGCCGCCGACAGCGGCCAGAAGGTACTGGTCCAGCCGCTCGCCCAGCCCCTCGTACCGGCCGACAATTCCGGTGCCCGTGAACGCCATCGACAGGGCATACTTGTGCCGGTTCCGGAGGTCGAACACCGTCTTGCAGACCGGCTCCTTTGCAACGCCATCCCGCACCACTATGTCCGCCAGCACAGCGTAGAACTCCCGCAGCAAAGCGGCGTCCGCCTTGCTTACGCCAGCCAACACGCCGGACGGATTGGCGTCTGGCGTGACGACAACCACCCGCTTCAGCGACGGCAGGAAAGAGCCGCCGACGCCCAGCAGGCCAGCCAGCAAGCCGACCGCCACAAGCACATTACGCATGGCTACCCCCTCTTAGGCGCCACCAGAGCGGCAATAAGAACGCGAGCCGCATCGGACACGTCCTGCTCCTTTGCCGCATCGGCCGTCGCCGCCAGAACGAACAGCCGGTTCACCCAGCCAGCACGGTCCGGGATCGTGTCGGCCGGCACTTGCGAGCCGGCTTTCCGGACTAGATACGGGTACGCTGCCGCAAGCCCGGCGACCGAAAACCCGACAAGAGCAACCGTACTCATCACTCCGGCACCTCTGCGGACGAAATCGCCATGACAAGGGCGACGATGTAGCGGAACAGTTCGTCGCCCTGCGGGCTCAGGAGGCACGCCTCCACCCGCTCAACCAAGTCGTCGTCCACTTGGGTGGTCGTTTTGGTAGCGACAAACCGCATGAGTTTGAGCGCCCCTGCGGCTCGATCTCGTGGCGTTTCGGCTGCGGAGATCACGGACAGCAGGGACAATGCTGGTGCCCACTCCACCAGCAACTTGATCTTTTCTGCGACGCTTGGCACGGCCGGCATACAAAACCTCCTGACGCAGTACCTCCCGGACTAACAGATTTATGTCCTCCGGAGGGTCGCATTGACGCAGTAGTTTTTGCCGCACCAAATACGGGTCCAGCCCTACGTCCTCGCAGGTCCGGTCGAAGGAGAAGTCGCCGCCCTGCCCCTCAAAAACCCACCGGTAGGCGGCCACCTGCTGCCGCAGTATCTCCCCTGCCTTCCGACGGTTCGGCAGCATCCGCCGCCAGCCCTGAAGGCGCAGCCGGCGGCACAGGTCACGGAGGTGATAACTGGCACGGATCAGCACCTCGCTGCAAAACCGCCTCCACCCGTCGTCGCAATCGTCCGTGATGTTCTCGTCGTCGTATTCCTTTACGACTTCGCTCATTACTTCTCCGGCGGTTCATAGTGGCCGCTTCGCAACGTCCCCTCATTGAGGTGCGGCCACACCTCCAGAGAGTGAATCGCACCCATGACATTCCATGCGGCGTGGCCCAGATGATCCTCCGACCGGTCGCCGCCCAGAAACAGATACAGATGGCGGATGGCATGGTTCAGCAGGTCGTTCGCAGGCATCCCCTTTTCCCAGTTGAAGTCCCCGTACTTGGCCGCACCCTCTGCACACGCCGCAGCCACAGCCGCCAAGCCAACCGGAGAAATCAAGTCGTAGCGGGTCAACTCCGCATCCGACGACCGCACCGCACCCGTCTCGTACCGCACTCCAGCACCTTGCGTTTCCTTCATGGCACCAACTCCTTGTACCGGTCCTCAAACAACTTCTTCGCCTGCACCCAGTTGTAGGGATTCACGGGCCCGCAATGAGCCTCAACGTCAATCCCCCAGTCGTGGTCACACGTCAGCAGGTCACGCTTCTCAGCCAGCAGCGCCCGCTTGTCCGCCTCGTGTACGTCCTCCGGGATGGGCCACTGGAGGCGGAACACCCTTGCGATGGTGCGCTGCACCTGCTCCTCCAGTTCCCGGTAGCCCGGCAGCATTCTCTTGAGCGGCGTGGCTACGTCACCCAGATATGCCTCGCTGGCGTCATGCAACAGTCCCCACAGCGCGTTCTCTGGCAACGTCAGGCGGCTGACGAGGACGCTGTGCTGGGCCACAGAGTACGGGCACTTGGAGTGTCCGGTGAACCGGTTGATGATCGACAGGGCGTGGGCAATGTCCGGCAACCGGACGTGGCCCTCGTTGAACGTGGAGAGGTCCACCAGTTTGCCCGTGAACGTCTGCATCGTCGTGGCATTCATGGCTGTCCTTTCGTGTCAGTCAACTCAGCAATCGGCCTCAACTTGTCCTGCGGCACGAAGAACGCCTCGCCGTGCCCGCCGTGATCGGCCTTGAAACAATCCTGCTTTGCGTCTGATCCGGAGACGTAGCCGCGAACCACAAACTCCTGCGGCCCGCCAGTCACCAGCACGTACACGTCGTCGCTCTTGTCGTCGTTCCTGACGATCAAGTCCCAGTTGTGGTCGCGACGAGTGCGGACCTGAATCGTCTCGCCCACGTCGCCTCCGGCCTTGAACGTGTTCACGCTCCCGTTCCAGTACCGGTTGCTGGCCTTCGCAAACGCACACTCTCCAAGAGCGCCGAGAATATGGATCGACCACTCGTCGTTGATCGGCATCCGGTTGACGCACCCCTTCCGCAGTGCCTCGACGTTGCGAGACACGCCGACGAGGGCGGCACGGCTGATCTCAAACCACTCCAAGCGGACCTTCACGACCCCTCCTTGATCCTGTATCCGAGAGCCCACAGAATCCTGCTCAACTCCTTGCCCTGCTGCGTGACATGCTCCTCGCTGAGCGTGGGGTTGGCCGCATGCAGGTACTCGTGAATCTCCGTGTCGAGGCGGGCACGCCCACTGAGCCGCTCGTCAATCAACACCTTCTTGGCAAGCGTCGGGTTCTTGGGGTCCGGCCACTGGGCCCAGCCGGCGGCGTTGCCTTTGAGGCGGGCATACCGCCACAGCCACCGCACGCCGGCAATCAAGAAACTGTGGTTCTCCGGCATTACATGCCTCCCTGCACTTGTTGCACGAACCGCTTGATGTCCTCCAACGGGAACGTCACCAGCCACTCGCTGTCGTTCTTGCGGTGCAGCACCACCGGGCACAGTTCGCCGCACTGTTCGCGGGACGTTTCCATGACGGCCGTCAGGTTCAACGCCTGCACCCGCTTCACCTCCAGCCAGAGATGCGGAGTGCCCGGACTGATGAGGTCGCTGGACGACTCCGTGCCGCTGTGCTGCTGGCTCCGCCGGGCATGGGCTTTGGGGACGAGCCGATTCCATTCGGCCGCCGCCTCCAACTCGCCCTTCTTCCCCTTGTTCCTGCTGTTGATGGCCATGCGGGCTAACTCCTGTGGGATTCCGTTCCGCCTGCGAAACACGAAGACACGTACCGGATAACGCTGCGGGTCGTAGCCGAGATGCTGCTTGTGCCGAAGCGAAGCCAAGAACGACGGGTCGTAGTAGGCGTCGTCAACTTCTCGCTTGGCCGTGAGCAGCATCCCTTTCGTGAGGTCGTCCTTGCCGCCGAAGTGCAGCCCCTCATGGCAGTAGCGGCACAGCCGGAGCAGGTTCCTCCGGTCATGCACCCTCGCTGCGCCCTGTTGCAGGTGGTGGATGTGCAGCGTGTCCCGGTTCCAACACACGGCACAGAACGGGAACTCAGCAGCGAAGTCAGCCAGCGGCGTCTTGGCATCGCTCACCTCCGCTCTCCGGTCACGGCGTCCACCAGTTCCCGCACGCTGTCGGCAAACATGGTCAGGTCGGCAAGGCTGTCGAACTCGATCTGATACCGGAACGCACGCCGGCCAGTGACCACGTTGGTCGCGTCTTCTCCAGTCGCAGGACGGGCATACGCCAGTTCGCCAATCGCCCTCGCCGGAGCGGCCAGTTCCTCGCCGTCCTTGAGAAGCCTCGCCAGCGACCGACCGAGAAAACCGTTCATGTATGACTCCTTTCAGGTTCCTGAACTCGGGCCCATCTATGCGCCCAACCACCTGCACTAACCATCCCTGTCTGTTGCTTGAAGGCTCGCAATGGGTGGACGGCGACTAATCCCCAGCGTGATGCTGGAGTTAGCCGCCACCCTGTCCGCTGCTCGTTAGGACGCTTCCGGGTGGCCTCCGTACCGCAGGGGTGGAGGCATGCGACCTGCTTATCGAGCATCCTGCTGCCCGTGTGGTTTGGCCCTGTCGCTTGCGGCTGGCCTACTCGCTGTCACCACAATCCCTTCCGGTAGCGAGCCATGCGTCTGCGTGCCGTAGGTTCTCCCAACCCACGCAGCCGTTCGTATTGTCACCGTCCTACTTGTGTGTCTTGATGCTCCTGAGTTTTCCGAAGTCCGACCACTGCTTAGCAGAAGACCAATTCAGGTATCGCCTGCCAGCCGCGACCGCCATCGGCACGCACATGCTGACGCCCGTCCGCAGGTGGACAGCCACGATGGCGTCCACGATTTCTGTGGTGTACAGCGACCCACGCGAACGGCTGATGTCAATGCGGTTGCGACGACGACCACCTGCGGACGAAGACGTAGTCTTGACCTGCACTCGCCACCATAGGCCGCCGGCTCCGACGAGAAGGTCGTAGCCCTCGTCCAGCATCGGCACAGCCACGCAGAAGCCGGCCAGTAGAAACTGCTCGACCGCCCTCGCCACGCCGATCTGGCCTGTCGCTCTTGGGCTGACGCGGTCTTCCGGCACGCAGTCCTCCTAGCGCTGGGCATTGGGAGCCTCCTTTCTCCGGGCCAGTTCGGATCGAACGGCCGCCGTGAAAGGGGTAGCCTTTTTTTGACTGCCCAGCACCCACTCTAGATAGCCCTGCGGGACGGCGGACAGATGCTCGCCCTTGTACTTTCCGTACAGCATCCTCCACCCACGACGCTTCTTGCCCTCCTCCGGCTCGGAGAACAGGTCACGGGTCGCATGGTCGAACGTCACGCCCACAACGAGCCGCTTCCGCTTCTCCATGATCTCCCGCGTCTTGGCCTGCAACTCCTCAAGGTCGAGTTGGTCTGCCTGCCTTACCGCTTCAGTCGCGTCTATGCCGCCCTGTGCCGCCAAATCGGCCATGCGGGCACGCCGTGCCGCAGAACGCCGGCATTTGGCGTCCAAGACCTGTAGTGCGTTGAGCAACTGGTGGTTCCGCGACGAGTCGGTAATGTCGTAGATATGGAACGTGGGCTTCGCGGAGGCAGCGATGGCGGCCAGACGCTCGTCCCGGCTCATCTCCGGGTGCAGGATGCCCGGCAGGCAGCGTGTGCCGCGTCCGAGACGTTGCTCGTACCGCGAGAGCGACCGTGTCGGCGCCGCCATGTAGACATTTTCCAGCGTTGGCATGTCCCAGCCGTAGCCCAAGATGCCCACGTTCACGATGATCTGCGTCTCGTTGGACGTGAACGCATCCATGTTCTCCTTGCGGACCAGCGGGTTCTGCTTGCAGTGGACGAGGCTGACCCGGACGCCGTACCGCTCAAAAATCTGCACGAACAGTTCGGCCTGCCGGCGGTTGCAGGCGTACACCACGCTGGGCTTGCGGCGATACGTGGACAGGACGAGGCTCGTCACCTCCTGAGCGAAATGCTCGGCCGTGAGGACCGCTTCCAGTTGCCCCTTGTCCCACTCGCCGGCCTCGTCCTCGACCATCGTCAGGTCGAAACTCTTGGCCTCAGACAGGTGGCACGTCGGGCTCACCAGCCAGCCGTCGTGAATGGCGTCCCAGAGCGAGTACACGACCTGCGGGCGTGGCCAGTACCGCAGAGCCTTGCCCTTGCCCTTGTAGGGCGTGGCACTGAACCCGACGATGGTCGCCCCTCGATCCTCGTACCACTTGAGCATCTCCTCCATGCGAGGCGTGATGCCCACGTGGCACTCGTCCACAATCACCAGCGTCGTCCGCTCGTAGGCTTTCGCCTTGAAGCGGCTGCGGGACAGCAACGAGTCGCGGCTGGCGACGATGACCCGCCGCCGCAGCCCCTCGATGGACTCGGCAAAGTTTGCCCCCTGCTCAATGTCCACCTTCTCGCCCAGCCGCAGTTCCATCCGGTCGCGGTTCTGCCGCATCAAGTCCACCAGCGGCACCACGTTCACTGGGTAGCGGGCGATGCGGCACAATTCGGCCTGCACCTCCGTCTTGCCGCTGCCAACCGGCTGGCAGACAACGACCCGCTTCTGGCCACGCTTCGCAGCCAGACACACCTGCTCGACGGCCCGACGCTGGTAGTCACGAAGGCAGGTCATCGCACCCTCCCTTCTTGCGGCGAGACTTCTTGGCCGCCTTCTTGATGGCCCGCTTGGCCTTCTTCGCAGACATGCCCTCCCAACGGCTGCTGCACACAGTGGCCTCGCAGGGCGCTGGCGGCGCGGCGACGACGGCGGCGGTGGCCGGGAACATCTGCTCCAGCCTCGCCTCGACCCGCCGTGCGATGTCCAACTCCACCAAGATCGACGGCAGGATCGCCCGGCAGAACCGCATGGCGGTGTCCGGCTCCAGCGTCCCGGCCGTCGCGTGTGCTGCCACGCCGTGAGCCAGCGACACGTACCTCTCCATCTCGTCAGTCATGGATTCCTCCGTGTTTTGAAGTGCCGGCTGGTGCGACGGGCGGCCGGCACGCCCCGATGGCCACTCGCACCTGTGGGGGAGAATCAACTGGCGGTCGCCGCCACCTTCTGGGCGGTCTTCGCCGGCAGCATGGCCGCCACTTCCTTCGCGTAGGTCACGACACGGTCGGCCGTCGCGGCATCCAACTGACCGGCCGACCGGCCCCGCTCGACCTGTGCCAACACGGCGTCGATGCCGGCTTGATCGCGGGCCACGCGGGCCTTGCTCATCAACGCCTTCTCAACGCGGTCGGTGTCGGTCGCAGCCTGCTGGGCCGCAGCCCGCTGGGCCGTCTCGCCGTCGTCTTCGTCCTCTGCCGCCACGCCGACAATCGCCGCCAACTCCACACGCTTCAGGTAGGTCGCCGTCGCAGCCAACTGCTGCGGCTGAAGGCTGCTCTTGATCGGCAGGAACGAACGGATGAACTGGCCGCTGGTGTGCCCCAGCGTCGTGACCAGCATCACGTACTGCTCGTCGTAGGGAACGAAGCACTGGATCACGTCCAGCCCGTTGTCGGACAACGGCTTCCGGATCGTGTCGAACACCGTCGCCAAGTCGGCGTACATGCCGAAGTGGGACTTGCTGGTGCGGGGTGCGTTCTTCAACGCTCCCAACGCCTTGCTCTTGGCCTCAAACAGTTTGTCGAGTGCCGGGCTGGATGCTGGCCACTCAGCGATTACGCTAACCATCACAGTCTCCCCAGAATGTGCGCCGGAACTGGAAGTTCGATGACCTCGCCGTGTGAGTCCGGCAACCACCAGTCGAGGTCTTCACGCAGGCGAAGGTCAGCCAACGCCTTGTCCATGAGCCGCCGCCCTTCCGCCACAACCAGCGGGGGCAGCGTGACCACTTCGCAGTCGTGACTGATCGAAGTGGAGATGACGATGAAATGCAGGGGCTTGGGCTCAAGGCCCATCGCCTCCATGCCACGCCGATACCAAGCGTCCTGAAGGTGGTAGCGGAACTTGAGCATCGAGCCCCACCAGTCGGAGCGGATGCTTTCGTCGCGAGTCGTCTTCAGGTCGAGGACGATGCCGTCGCTGGTGAGCCCGTCGAACCGGCACTTGAGTCGGTCGCCTTCGTCCGTCTGCCAGTAGACGCTGATCTCATGTTCAGCGATCCGCTCGATCAGCGACCGGGCGGCGGGGTGCCCCTTGATGGCCTCCACCTCCGCCAAAATCTGGGCCCTCTCCTTCGGGGAGACGACGACAGCCCCCGCCGGAGCCTCGTTTTTGACCCACTTTTCCGCTTCTTTGCCTACGAGCCCCGTTGCTGTTAGGGTTGATTCCGGAGGGGCCACAAGCAACGCAAGGAAGTTGTCGCCTTCCTCAAGCCACCGATGCAGCAGGGTGCCGTGATCCATGGCGGCACTGCTGTACGGCGGCAGGGTCTTGGCGACGTACCGCTTGTGGTACAGGGTGGGCCCGTCAAGGAATGTTTTGACGCGGCTGCACGACCTGTGCGTTTCGTTAGCGTGATAGTCGTCGGACTCCTCTCCCCGCCGAATCTCGGCCCGTACATGAGCATGGTCCGGCCCCGCAATCGGGGCTGCACATGCTCCTTGTACGAGCGCAGGAGCGACAGAAGCGGTCGTATCGGCTGTATTGCCACGACCAACCGTGCCGACTTCCGGGAGATTTTCACGCCCTTCATAGGGGTGCGTATCCAATGTCTTGCCTCAACTTTCTTGCTGTTGCCGACCGGTGCCTTCGTGGCCGCGTCGTCGTCCCTGCCTATGCCCGACACGTCCGGCTGGTGGCCAAGTCGTGCCGGTCCATCTCTGCCAATGCCGTCAACGCATTCCTGCAACGCCGGCTGACAGAGGTGGCTCCCATCACTGTTGCGACTGAGCGTGCCATCCTGACTGGGCTCTGGCGCTGGGCCTACGAATCTGGCCTAGTGGAGTCGGGCCCTCGCGGAATTGTCAAGTTCAAAATCCCACGACGACCAACTCGGGCGTGGACTGTAGTCCAGTGCTGTACCGCCGTCAAGGGCACTTTTTCGCTGACCGGCCAGATTCGTGGCAAAGGCATTTCGGTTGGGCTGTTTCTGCGGGCGTGGATACTGCTGGGCTACGAGAGCGGTGCGAGGCAGGGCGATCTGTGGGAGATGCGTGACGACGACCTCGTGGACGGTGCGGTTCGCTGGTCGCAGCACAAGACCGGCGACCCGCACGTTCGGCCACTGAGCCCAGCCTGCATGGCTGCTGTCAGGGAGATGCTGGCACACAGCCCGGATGGTCGGATTCTGGGGTGGGCCATGCAGGCCAACTCAGCCCGCCGAAGGATGCGGCGATACCTCCGGTCGCTGGGCCTGTCAGGCTCCAGCAAGTGGCTGCGGCGTAGCGGGGCGACCCACATCGAGATGGACGCTCCCGGCAAGGGCCGGCTGCATCTGGGCCACAGGACGCACGGGCTCGCGGAACGCTGCTACATCGACTGGTCGCAGGTCCGGAAGGACATCCCGCAGGTGCCGTCACTGCTACGAGAATAACGGGTCGAAGCCGGTGTCGGTCTTCGGCTTGGACTTCTTCTTCCGGTCCTGCGTGGCCCCCTGCCTCTCGGCCCGCCGCTCGCGGGCGAGGGCTCGGGAGACGGCCAGCCGCCGGAGGGCCCACTGCGGGACGGACGGCTGGAGTTGCTCGGGAATGAAGACCTGCTTGAAGTCACGGGTGTACGGGTCGATGGACTCCTCGATCTGCCGCATGGCGTCGGACAGGGCGTCCTGCTGCGACACGTCACGCACCTTCAAGCCGGACACGGCGTTGAGTCCGGCCTTGCTGAGACGGTGGCCAAACGACTGCCCGCCGCGATCATCCAGCAGCGTCCGGGCCACGCCCAGCGGACGGCCAAGAAACGGCGTGATCTCCAGCAGTTTTTCCGGGAGGAACGGCACGTCAGCGTTCGGGTCGCCTGTCACCTTGCGGGCGATGGCGTCGAGCGTCGAGGTGGATTCGCCAATCGGCCGGTTGGTGAACAGGTCTTGGCCGGTGGCCCACTCGGCCGTAAGCCTTCCCAGCGGATGCACCTGCATCGCGATCTGGCGGCCGATCCCCTTGCCCGTGCCGGCCAGCGTCGGTGCCAACTCCAGCATGTTGAGTTGGTCGAAGCCCGGAAAGTCCAAGTCGGTGACGTAGGTCTGCGTGCCGGGAGCAGGCTGGCCGCCAAACTCCGCCGGCACGGCGTAGGCAAACTGACTTCGCAGTCCAGCGGGAACGTACGAGTCCTCGCCCGAATCCTGCGCCCGCTCCGTCGCCTGCAACAACTGGCCGTACCGACCGCCCGGCCGCTCTGCGATTTGCCTTAGAACCTCACGAAAAATTCTTGACTGGTAGGAATACCATGGGAACACCTGCTTCATCACGCGGCGTTCAAACGAGGAGAGCGACGAATAGTCCACGTGGGCACGCTTGATGCGGGCCGCCGCAGCCATCGGGTCCACGCCCTGCTTGACGAGTGCCATCCAGCCGGAGATGCGGTTGATGCCATCGGTCAGCGAGTTGAGCCGCTCGCTGGCCCGCATCACGGGGTTCCGCGTCTCGGCCAGCGGCTTGAGCGAGGACCGCCACGTGAGGAAGTCCTTGCCGTTCCAGCCCTTCTTCAGTTCGCTGCCGATGGACGACAGGCTGATGGGGTCCATGCCGACCATTTGGCCGCCAGCCGTCTTGTTGAGGACGCTGGCTCCAATGTCGGTGGACTGCCCGGAGCCGACGATCCCTGCCCGTGACAGGTCGGCGTAGAACTGGGCCACGCCGTCGTTGCCCTGCCAGCGTGGAACTTTCGACAGTTCGTCAAGAAACGAACGGGCCTGCGGGCCGCTCATCACCAGCCCGCTGGCGGCCGACAGGGAATCGGAATCCCATGCCCCCTCCAGCCAGTTGCTCACGTTGCCGCTGTACAGGTCGCGGATCGCTCGGGAGGGCCACGCCAAGATCGAGCCCTTCCAAGCGGTCGTGACGTGATCGAGGGCCTGCATGAACTTGGAGGGGGCATCGCCCGTGCTGTACAGGTCGCGGGCCCTCGTCAGGCGGTCGATGTGATGCTCCGGAATCGAGAACTGATTGAGCCGCACTTCGTCCGGCTCCACCCCCATCAACTTGGCGAGCCGCTCCCGCATCTGTACAGCGGCCCCTTCTTCGTTCAGGAGCGGCCGTGAGTAGCCATCTTCAAACGCCTCAAACAGGTCGTCCTCCAGCCGGGCGGAGTCGTCCACGTATGTCCGCAGGCCCAGTTTCTTGAGCGCTGCCGGGAGCGTGAGGTGCCGGCTACCCGCGACTTCTTTGGCGGGCGTGTTGACGGCGAACGTCGCCAGCGAGTCGAGCAGCGTCTTGGCCGTCCCGATGTTCTGGCCCTTGCTCGTGAGGTACGAGCCGATCATTTCGGTCGGGTGCTGCCCAAACAGCGGCGACTTCTGCACCACGTCGTCCGGCAGGCGAGCCAGCAGCCGGGCCAGTCGGTCAGCCTGTTGCCGCGACACCTTCGGCATGTCGCCTGTCACCATGCCGTTGAGTTTGTCGCGGATGTACGCAGACGCATCGACCTCCCGCTGGAGGGCACGCTTGGAGCCAGACACCTGCGTGTCGCGTGACAGGTCGATGATCGTGTCCCTGCCGCCCGGAACCTGCAAGTAGGACTTCCGCTGCAAAGCGTCGGGTGCAAACACCGAGAGCAACTGACCCAGTTTCCGGTCGCCCTTCGCCGCCAGTTCCAGCGCCGGGTCCGCCTTACGTGGCAGGTAGTCGATGCCGTATTTGTCCGTCAGAGGGATGCCGTTGAGCCCGTAGGTGCGGGATTCGGCCAGTGACTTCTGGCGGCTGGTGGCCCAGTAGTCGGCGTATGCCTTGAGTTGCGGGCGGGACTCGACGTAGGTCACGTCCTCCGCCTTCCGGACTGCCGGGCCCTCCAGATACCGCCCCAGCGCCCGGTTGCCCTCCTCGTCCGCGAACACCTCCGGGTGAGCCAGCCGCAGCCGGGCCAGTTGCAGCATGTGGTCGCCTGTCGCAGCATCCCCGCCGACCTTGCGGGCCTGCCAGTTGGCGACGTTGGTGAGTTGCTCCTCTGCATCAAATGACCCGCCCACTTGGTTGTCGAACAACGCTGCCGTCATGCGGCCCGGTGCAGACCACCGGAGCGCCTGCCCGGCCGTGTCCAGCACGTCGGCGTACGTGTCGCCAAACCCCTTGCCCAGAAAGTCCCCGACGATCATGGGGTCCGACATGGGGAGGCCCAAGCCAAACGACTTGGCGAGCGGCTGGTGCCGCAGGGCGTTGAGTTGATTGTCGCCAAGCATCTGACGGGCCGCCTTCTCGGCCGCCTCTTGGTCGTCGGCGTACTTGATGAGGTCGTCCAGCGTGCCTGCCCGCCGGGACGTACGAACCCCGTAGAGCGGCCGGCCGACGGTCGCCGGGTCCAGCGTGCTGATCTTCCTGCCAGTGGCTTGCAGGGCGTCTTTGGTCCGGCGAGCCACCATCGGCAGGGCACTGTCTGCCATCCCCGTCGAGATGGCCTTCCGCGTCAGGGCTGTAGGGGCCGTGTCGAGCAGGCTACCCACCGGGCCAGCCAGCCGTGCGGCGGCTTTCCCTGCGGGCGTCAGAGCCTTTGCGGGGCCGGTCATGACAGAAAGCGGATCGGTGATTGCATCCGCCGCCAGCCCCCCCGCGAAGTTCCACCATGTATCCTCCGGGCCAGCGATCCCGGCGGAGCGCAGGAGGTCGCGTCCGGTCACTCGCTCGCCGGGCTTGCCGGCCAACTGCCCACGCCACAGGTCGCCGGGCAGGGACAGCGCATCCGCCAAACGGGCAACGGTGCCGCCCGTGAACTGCCCAATGTCGGACAGGACGGAGTCTCTCTCCTCCGGCGTCACGGCATCCGCAGACACCCGCTCGTCGGCAAGTAAGCCCTCGTCAAACAGCGGCATGAACGTAGTCTGCCGCCGCCGGATCGGGTTCTGGTTTGGGAGCATCACTTACCCCCGCTTGCTCCGGGCGGAGACGACGGCCCGGCAGTCATCGGCGGAGCGGCAGGCGGAGCCGGTGCCCCGCCGGTAAACACGCCGCCGCCAAACCATCCCCGCCATCCCCGCACGGCCGTATCAATGGGGCGAGACTTCTTCCAGACCTCCAACGCCTGTTCGTCAGTCAGGCCCATAACTTTGGCCAGCCTCGTGAATCCGTTCCAGTCGTTTTTCCACGCCAAGTCGTACAGTCGCTTCTTCGGTCCTTCGCCGCCGGGATTGCGACTGGCCTCGTGGTCGGCAATGACCTTGTCGGCCGCAGCGTCCGCGTTGTCGGCGGTGGCCATGCCAGCGCCGATAAGCACGGCCTTGACAGAGGCGTGCTGCAAAGGGCCCGGCGGCAAGGCCAGTGCGTCCCGCATCGGACCTTCCATCTCTTTGGCAGGGTTGCGCGGTCGGTTAGCGTTCTCGGCCTCTTTTTCCGCCTTGATCGCCGCAGCCGCAGCAGCCGCTTCAGCAGCCGCCAACGCCCGCTCGCCAGCAGCCGCTTCCGGGTTGCCGATGACATCTTGGATTGAGCCCCGCGCGGCCGCACGGCCCTCGTTCTGCAACGTCCGGATCAAGAGCCCCTGCCGAATGCGAGGGTTGTTCAGGTCGCGGGTCATGCCCTCGCTCTGGAGACGCGCGTGCTGCGTGCGCGTGGCCTGTTCCACAAAGCGTCCACGCAAGGACGCATTCAGGGCACGCAGTTGTGCCATCGACGCCTCGTGGTTGCTGCCGTTGGCAATAGCCAGAACGCGGTCGGCAAATTGCTGATCAGCCTGCGCCTGCTGTCCGTTGACTCCGGCGTCAGGATTGTTGCCGTTCACACCGGCGTACCGCTGGATGATCCGCATGGCAAACTGCTGCCTGTCGCGGTCCTGCGAGGCGTCTGTCGTTGTGGCGTTGGGCGTGTAGCGGTATCCGCCCATCGGCGTCCTCACAGTGTCGTACTTTTTGCCAGTGCTTTGGTGTCGCTTATGCTCACGGGCCACGTCCGCCCGCAACAGGTCGAGGTCGTCGCCGTACCGGGCCACGTCGATGCCGTAGGCATTCCCCAACGCCACGATGTGCGGCATGGAGTATTCTCCGTGCGCTGCCTTCGCCTGTTCGGCCGCCGCCATAAGGGAGGGGTCCGGCGCACGAGCGGACAACTCGCCGTCCGGGCCCACCACCCACGTGCCGCCAAACGGCTTGGTTGGTACGTCAGGAGCATGGATGTTGCGGTTCATCCGCCTCCACTGCTCGGGGCTGTAGTGGCTCGGGTCGCGGCCCTCCGGCAGAGGCTTGCCAGACGCGACCCGCTGATCCGCCAGCGGCGAGCGGGCTCCGGCCGGCAGCGTCAGGTCCGGCACAACGTCAACACCGGGCGCCGACACGATTGGCACCGTGCCGCTGCGATCCTGCATCGCCTTCAGTCGGTTCTGCGGCGTGTCTTCTCCGTACCCCTCCGCCAGCCACTCCTCAAAATCGCGGGCTGGGGAATGCTGCTCGTGCAGTCGCCGCATGGCGGCCTGCTGCGCGGGCGTCAGTTGGCGGAACGTGTCCATCGTCTGCACCTGCTCCTCGCCGGGCAGGATGCCAGAAGGAGACGACGGTGCGGCCGGACGCTCCTGCGGGGGAGCGGCCGATGCGGCGGAGGTGGGCGCAGCCGGCGGCGGCAGGGACGGCGTTAAGGGCGACTCCGCTTCCCCGTTCTGCCGGCGGCGTTCGATTTCCTTCAGCAGGTCTGGGATGCGACCCGGAACCAACCTTGCGTCTGACGTGCCGATCATGACTACCTCCGCATGTTGTAGTTCTGAAGTGTGTGATACGGGGCGGACTGAGTCGAGGAAGACCGACCGCCACGAATGCGCTCCAGAGCCCGCTCGATGGCAGCGGCCTCATCGGCGGCTGGATCGCCTGCGGTGCCACTGCCCGTCAGGAGGCCCGGCGGCAGGGGCGGCACAGGGGACGACGGCGGAATGTCAATCGGAGCCGGTCCACTCTTGGGCTGCATGACGTAGAGCCCACCGGTCCCGGCCGCAGTGAGGCCCCCTGAGATTTTTCCTGCCTTCCAGAGCCATTGCCCCCACGTTCGCGGAGTCGGTCCCGGCGCCGGCTGCTGGGCAGCAGCGCCGGATTCAACTGGCGTTCCTGTGGCCGGAGTGTCGGCATCCACCGCCGCCGGAGACGGCTGTGCGGGAGGCGGGTCGAGCGGGCCGGCCGCGTCGGGAAGCGGTGCCGCACCGGACTGAGATGCGGTCCTGCGTGCCACCTCCTCGTGGAACCACTCGTCTGCTCGCTGCTCGGCGTTGTTTCTCGCTTCGCGGTCGCGAACGCCACTCGCCTTCTCCTCCTCCAGCAGTCTGGCGTACTCGACTTTGCGCTGTTCCCGCAGAGCGTCCAGTGCTTCCTTGCTGAGCGTGGCGGGGGCGGCGGCGTCGAGGCTGGTAGCGCTGGCGTCCAGTTTCGCGTTCACCGACGCATCGCCAGACGGGGCAGGCGGAAGATCGCCAGCGGAGGATGGCAGGTCGTCGCCGTTCGTGCCGCCGACAGCGTTGTTCAGTTGGGCCGGAGGAACTGCGTTCTCGTTCTCCGCCAGTTCGGCCAGTTGCTCCGGCGTCAGGACGGTTTCTGGCTGGGAGAAGTCACGTGGCGCACGCTGCGGAAGCACCTCGCCGCGACGGTTCGCACTGTAGGACGTGGCCTCATCAAAGCCCTCTGGGTCGCCCTGCCGGCCCTGAAGGACAAGCGGCGGAACGGCCTGCGGGTCTTGCGTCATCGGGTCGCGCTCGGCACCAGCCGGAATGGTCTTGTCGTCGGGGTCGCGAACGTCCAGCAGACCCTTCGCGAATCGGCTGGCCCGCTCCTCCGGCGTGCCTTGCGGAAGACCCTCGTTGCGGCTGTTGGGGCCGTACACGTCCTCAAGGAGTTCCGTCAGGCGCTCAAGGTTCGTCTCGTAGTTGGGCGTGCGGCTGTGGTACGAATCGGTTTCTTCGAGAACGTCCGCAGCCAAGTCGCGGGCGGAGGCGTAGAGGTTGTCGCTGCCAAGTTTGAGTTCCAGCGGGTTGTACGACCCAAACAGGCCGCCAGTGCTGTTGCCCTGCAACGCCGCCTCGCGACGAGAAGCCGCTGATCCGCCGCCGAGCCGGCCACGACGTGCCCTGTCTGCCACGTCTTCAGTGGTGTCCAACTCTACGGGAAGATCGCCCTCCTCGATCATGCCACGCAAAAGGTCGCGGGCCTCGTCGTTCTGGGCGGCCACGTCTCCGGGAGACAGCATGTCGCTGGACCGGTTGAGGTTGACCTGCGGCTTCGGCTTGTGTTCCAGCAAAGCGCCGACAATGCCGTCCATCGTCTGTGCGGAGGCGGCCTTGCTCAGTCTGGCGTCCGACCACGCAGACCGACCAATCGCTTGCTCGTCCCAGCCATCGTCCGAAATCATCTTGCGGATCGACCGCTCGTTGGCGTTGGGGAAGTTCTGGCGATACGTGGCCACCAGCGTATCGGCCCGCACCTTGTCGCCACGCTGGTTCACATAGGTCGGGGTCGGGCCTTGACGGGCCGCCTCGCGACGCGCGAGATCGGTGGCCTCAACTTGCTGCATAGCCGCGATCAACTCTGGGCCAGATGCGGCCTGTGCGTCTGCGAGAGCCTGCTGATGGGCCGCATTCAACTCAGCCATGCGGGCCTGCCACGCATCATCTGCCTCGCGGGCAGAGCGAATAGCCTTTGTGTCGTTGGAGTCCACCATCCGGGCGGAATCGGCCCGCCGTTCCAGCCGCTCGCCGCCGCCCTTGAAGAACATGCCGTCTTTTCGGCCCAGACTCCTCTCGCCTTCGGCCGGCTTGCCAAGCACCTTCCCAATCGCCTGCAACCGTTGATCGCGGTTCCTGTTGAACGTGCGAGGCCGCTGCGACTCACGCTGCGTGGCCGACTGGTTGAACGCCGCCTCAGCCTCCTCAAACGCACCCGGCATCCTGTCGGGCGGAGCCACCGCAAACTCAGGCGTCATGGCTCCCTGCGGACGCAGAGCCGTCGGGCCCGGACTGGCAGCAACAGCCGGAGTCGGTGACACCGCCTCCATCCCCTGACGCAATGCCGCCTCAATCGCCATCCGCTCCCGGAACTGGGCAATCGCCGCCCGCCGATCCGCCTCCGGAGCCTGCCGCACCAATTCCGAAACGGCATCGACGGTGGACTGGTCGCCCATTCGCTTGGCGGCGTCCATCTGCTCGATGAGGTCGCTTACGTCGTTTGCCGGCCGCAGCAGTTCCGCAACGGTATTGGGAGCGATGGACACCTCGCCGCCCTCCATCGCCACAAGACGGCGAGCGGGGCTGTCAGCACCCAGCCGGCGAACGATGTCCTGCCGCACGTCCAACGGGAGTTCGTTGAAGCGGCTGGCCGCCGCCGACAGGCCGGGCTCCGTTGGGGCAAACGAACCTCCGGGACGCGGGCCGGTTCCGCCAGCACGCGACTGTGCGGCCCGCTGGATCGCTGCGGAAGCAACAGCCTCCTGCGTGAAGTTGGGGTCAGACGCCATCTGCTCAAGGGCGGCGAGCCGACGGCGGCCGTCCTCCATCGCACGAACGGCATAGGCCGGTGGCGGCAGGTCGGGTGCGTCTGGGTTGGGCGACCAGCCGGCAAACGCCTGCTCAAGTGCCGCACGCTGCGGAGAGCCGGCAGGGTAGTCTTGCTGGATCGTCTCCAACAGCCGCTTCACGCCATCGACGCTGACGCTTTCCATCGCCGCAGGGGTCGTGTACTGACGCACGGCGTCGGCCACCTGCATGGCCGGATTGGCCCGGACCTCGTTGGGCGTGAGGTTGTTCTTGCCGCCGTACTCAAGGTCGAAGTCGGACGCCTCCAGCGCATCTTGCTGCTCAGGCGTCAACGTGCCCTGCCAGTTCTGCTCGATCACGTCGCCAGCAGGCGAACGTCGCAGGGCCGCAGCCGCCTCTGGGGAGATCGGGACGCCCTTGACGACGTTCCGCATGATCTGGTCGTACTCGCGCTTGGTCAGTTGCCGGCCAAACACGTCCGCCGGGTCGTCTCCCGCACTCACCAAAGCAAGAGATTCTTCGACGCTAAGCGGAACGGCGGGTCGCCCGGCGGCCAAGTCCGCTTGGTATTGGCGAGCCTTCGCACGGAGGCCATCAAGGACTTCCGGCGGCTGACCGACGGCCTGCAAAATCGCCGCGAAGTCGTCGCTCGGAGGCGGCATGACTGGGCCAACAGGCGGCGGAACGGCCGGCCCGGAGAGAGCCATCTCCTCTGGGGACAGGACGGCAGGGGAAGGCGGCGCAGAACGCTGCCGCGATGCAGCGTCGATGATGTCCTCAACGGTGCGGTCGATCTGTCTGGGGGCAGCACGCTTTGCCGCCTCCAGTGCCTCAATTTTGTCGCGAAGCCCCTTGATCTTCGACTGAGCCTTGCCGGCCTGCCCAAGACGGGATGAGGCGATTGCACCGGGAGAAGCCATTATTTGCCCTTCTTCTTGGAGGGCTTCTTGTCGCCCTGCTCGCTGGCGTCCTCGCCGGCCTCGTCGTCCTCCGCCTCGTTGCCGAGATCGAACGGCAGGTCGTCCTCCGTCACCGGCACCGGCGTCGGCTTGCCCTTGTGCTTCTCATGCAGGTCGGTGAGTGCCTCACGCTCCTCGTCCGCCTTGTCGTCGTCCTTTGGGGACGGCTTCTTGCCGGCCTTCGCCAGCATGCTCTTGATGAGTTTGCGGAGGGCCTTCGGCGGAAGGTCTTCCAAGTCCAGTTCAGCGGCGTCCATGCCAAGTCCTCCTAGCCAAACAAACCCGCCAACAGCGGCGAGTAGTCAAGTTGCTGTTGATCCCAACCAAACCGGCCCCTTCGCCACGCCTCGTAGGAGTCCTGCCCCCACCCGCGACGAGCCATCCGCTCCATCGCAGACGTGTTCCGAAGCCCCTCCAGCAAGCCCGACTGGGCAAGCCGTTCGCTCCGCATCTGGTTGTCGTATGCCTGCTGGGCCGAAGCGTTGCTCGTGGCCGCAGACAGTTCAGTCCCGGCCGCACCCGCAGCAGCCGTCACGTCGGCCTGCTCCTGAGCCATACGGGCGTCGTACCGCTGCCCCTTGCCGCGAGAGATGCCCTGCCTCGCTGCACCGGCCAGCGACGTTTCGCGAGCCCCGTATCCGGCGGCCAACTGGTTGTTCACCGCCGACTGCACGGCCGTGTCCGAAATAGCCGGAGCCCGATACTGACGCTGCGGCGCCAGCGGGGACGGCAGCGGGCGGCTGATTGCCCTGTCCATGCCAACGGCCATCAGAAGTCCCTCGCAAGGCCATTGAGGAGCATCTGCTGGTAGCCCAACTGACGGCGGCGGGCCATGTTGGCGTAGTCCAAGTGCATGCCCGTTTCAAACACGCCGGCACGGGAGTTGAGCGAACCCTGAGCCGTCCGCTCCTGCGCCTCGTTGCCGGCCTTCTGGGCCGACGCCTGAGCCTGCTGCTGGCGGTTCTGGCTGTCCTCCTGCATCTGCCGCAGGGACGACTCCTGCTGCTTCTGGGCGCGGTCCATGCCAAGACCCGCTTCAGCCTGCATGGCCAGACCCTTGCCGTATGGGCTCGACCGCTTGGCCAGCCCAGACAGAAGCGATCCCGGAGCGTTGCCGGATGGCTGCGTGTACATGGCTTAGAACCTTGTCATCTTGCCCTTGCCATCAACGTGAAAGCCGCCGTATGACGAGCCGCCGTATGGCGAACTACCACCACCGCTGCCCAGTTTGCCGATCAGCCCAGACAGCAGGCCGTACTTCTCCCGCTGCTGCTGCATGGACAACTGCTGGCTTTGCAGCCCGGCAGTGAGCCGCTGCTGCTGCATGGCCATGTCGTGCATGTAGTCACGCTCTTGGCGAGCCTGCGCAACGCGGCTGGCGTTCTCACGCTGCTGGGTGGCCATGTGCTGGTTGGCCATCCCCTGAAGATGGCCGCCCAGCGAATCCGGAACACCCCAAGACGGGTCGTACATCGCGAAACTCCTAGCGCGGGGACTCGCTAGATTTATGTCCGCGAAAGGGCCGCCAACCGGCGGGCAAGATCGGCCTAGAGAGGGCCTGTTTCTCGGGCTTTTTGCTTGCGTCTTGCGTTGGCGATTGCTCGCCGGACCAGCAAAACGGCCGCCGCATCAAGAAACGGCAGGCTGCGAGCCTTAGCCTCGTCCCGCATGACGGCCACGATTTCCTCGATCCGCTCGGGCTTCT